GGCCATTCTCAATAAGATCAGGTTCTGGTTTCACTGGTTTCTTCCAGATCCAGAGCTGATTCTCAAAGTCAATATTCAACCGTTCCCCAGTGACTGGGTGGATATAACCAACGCGCCCAACCACTGAATAATTATCATCAACCTGCTTCTCTATCGCTAACAATGCTACACGGTCCAAGACTGTGTTACCAGTGCCAACAAACTCTGCCAGCACCTCTTGTCTGAACTTGTGCACCTCACCTTTTAATTGTAATTGTCGATACTGTTCTTCAAGCCACGGGCTATAATATGGACCCCACTTCTCAAGCTCTTCTTTGGTCTCACACTTCCTGATCCCCTCAGTGGGAGCAATCTTGCATTCCTTACCAGAAAGCTCATCCCTGTACTTGATCTCCCAGTCCATATCCCACCAATTGATTACAATAGGATTGAAGTCATTTCTCTTGTTAATCGCATCCTCAAAAGTAGGCTGATACCAGGCGTCAAAGCCATTGCAAGTCGAGATGACGATAACCGATCCACCGTGAACCAGTGTCTGTTGACCGGCTGACCACATCTCCACCATGTGAGGCATGAATGCGGACTCGTCAATAATATTCAACGATGCTGAATTGGATCGCAGTGTTTCCTTATGGGAGGTCAAGCTCTTGATCACAGAACCATTTGCGAATCCCACGGTGTGTTCATTCCAGATCGGTGGTGGATTACCATAGATAGCCTTAAATTCTTCCGGGAGATGCTCGTATACAAACTTGACATTCTTATTCAAGAAAGCCATAGCGTCAAGATCACGCTTCGACACAATCAGAATCGTCTTATGTGGGAAGAACATTGCATACCACAGAACAAATCCACCAGCTAATGTAGAAATACCACAGTTATGAACTACAGTGCCATCAACGATATAATTATGATTAGGAGAAACAGTAAGGTCGTAAACATCATGATTTCCAGATATTCGTGTAATCGATTTCAATTCGCCTCTTTTTCTATTAAAGAAAAATCCCTTTGTAATTTCTTGTCTTTGTTCCTTTCCAAAAATTCCAATATATTTGGTAAATAAGTCAAAATCACGCCCTCCCATTATCCTCAATTTTGGGATACTAGCATCAGTCGCTGGATACACTTGTGCATTTATTCCAAACCTTGTAAGCAGCTGTCTTAATTGGTACAATATTCTAATTGATATCTGCCCTATCCCAGCCTCATTACAGTGACCGCCAGAGTACCAACCATCAGCTGCGAACATTCTATTAATTAATAGGGCAATCGAATCATTATCCCAAGTGAATACAATGTCAGGTATAACCTTCGCGGATTTCGTCAATCCGAGTATACCTAGTTCCTTTAACCAAGTTCTACAATTTTTGTTATAACTATATAATCTAGACGCATTCTCGCAGCCAAAACCAGAATTCTTATGTGGTTTAATCGGCAATTTTACACCAAACCTAAGTTCATAATGTTTCTGAAATTCCAACAAATATTTCCATCTAGTGTTAGTAAAATGATGGGCTTTATTCCCACAATATCCATCTGTCAAGAAATAAGCCAACAATATCACTTCAGATTGATTTGCAGAACGACCATATCGTTGAACGTCATTTACTTCAATTAAACAATCATTTAGAGTAAGCATATCGACAGGCTTATACCCATCCTTGGTCTTAAATTCATGATCAAGAGTACAGATTGATCTATGCCCTGTCTTTGTCCTAACTTCAACACAATTATCAGATGTACCATTATGATGTACAGATTCAACAGGAACAATCACCAAAGAATTAGTAATTTCATCCAACGAATAAATCAAGTCACCAGCCTTAATCGAATCAATACGCTTAGGGCCAAATGGTGTCCACACCATCGAATCACCACGAAAGCATTGCCTACATTTTCTATAAATGTTCCAGCGATAGGTTAAGAAAGCTTTCAACGACGTTCTCTGATACTTGAACAGCTTAAATGGAAGAATACCAGCTGTTGGATGCTGGACTCTGCAAAAATTCTCGATGAAGAACATGGAGCTAGACTGGCAACGCAATAAGAGCTGCTTCATCTGTTCTAGATTGACAAGCTCAGTCGTCATTGTCGCCGCACTCTCTCATCCTCATACGCCGGTTGAGATAGAAGTGCTTCAAGGTTGAGATTACCCTTCGGAATATTACCATTCAAATTAATAACTAGATCATTACCCTTACCGGCAGAGATCAACTTAGCTATCGAGTCCAGACTTGAGGTAGCGCTCATGTTGATCTCGGCCTTCGCTTGTAATAATTTGGCCCAGGCTTCAGTGAATGCTGGTGATAATTTCGCTCCGGACTTCTGGGCTGATCTAACTTCTGCTTCAAAATATTCAATAGCCTTATCAATCTGTTCACGGTCTTTCTTATAATTCTGGACTATATCCTGTACGGTTGTCCCAAACACACCGAGTAAGACCTTGACGCCTGCTACATCTTCCTGATTCGGCTGTGCCATAAGGTCAGACGATGGTGGTATTGTTTGTATATCAGAAGCCGCTATTAACTCTGGTTCTATTATCTCAGATGAGATTACTTTCGGTGGAGGTTCATCTACACCATTGCCATTTCCTAATGCTTGTTCGTCCTCTTCGTCATCTTGGTCAATGAGTGATTCTGCTCTGAGATCTGCTTCAGATTGCGCCTCTTGGGGATCTTCTGGTTGCTCACTTTGCGCTGGCGTAGCATTACCTAAGAGGGCAACCAGATCTGTGTTGATCTTCTTGTCACTCATTTGCTCTCATCATCTCAAGCACGTACGGCTGCAAACGCTCCGGGATGCTTTCAACATCACACTGACCCAGAGACAGCTTCAAAGCAAAATGGAATACATCGGCTGAATCTTGATTAGTCAGGTCATCATGATCAATCTTCTCAGATGCCTCCTCCAGGAGAATGGCCTTCTCTAATATGTCCTTGATTTCAAGAAGTTTGTTAATATTATACTCAGGAGCTTTCTTCTTTCCCTTTGGCACAAGCCTACCTTCAGAGAGCAACCAATGCTCTGGGTAAGCCGTTCGACCACTATCATTGACAAAACATCCCTGTCCTTGCTGCCAACCACCCATAGATGTCGCAATTAGATGCTTGATTAAATCCAACAATTCTGGCTTGCTCTTGAATAGTTCAGCAGCATTTGTGATCTCTTCACCTGGTTTCTTGATATTGTCCCGTAAGAAGACTACCGCAATCTTGAGCTTCTCAGGGATAGCTTCATTATGTAACCTGGGGTTACAACGATGCGGGTCATTGTTACCTGTTTTTCCGACTTCTGCGCGGAGGGATGGTGCTATTGTTTTCTTCCTTGGCCTGTCACGATGGCTTGTGTCCTTACGGAGAGTTCGATAGACCCGTTCGCGTGTAGATTTGGGAGTTGCCTCTGAGATGTCGCTCATTCTTGCTCCGAGTTATCAGTGATCTCAGTATTCTTTCGACGCATGGTCTCATGTTCCTCATTCACAGGCGAGTCTGAGAAATCATGACTCCTCAGACGTAGCATCTTCAGGAACCCTGTGACCATCGTTCTCGAAAGCCCTGATCTCTCCACCAGCTTGGCGATCAAACCCTCATATGGCCGTTCATCTTGCTCATATAATTGCTTGATCGCCTCTAGCAAACACAAGTAATCCTCATTATATTTGCAAATCTCTTCGGCCTCGGTCAAGAATCTATCCAACACATGCCCCTTCGGAACAATCCTATGCTCCAGATGTGTCTGGAATACTGGCCCATTCTTCCGGTCACGATTCTCCTTCTTAATATGAGCCAAAATAACAGTACGAGCTATCTGTGACCATAGATTGAACACCTTCGACTTTCCCTTATAATGCAGATTCTTGCGTATGAGTTTAGCCCTACAGACCGGGCAACGTTTGAATTTCCTCAGAACCTCCTCAGCGAACACGAATTCATCTACAATAAGAGATTCGTTCGGTCTAAGAGCGTTATAGCAGCAAACACAATGCGGGCGAGCTTCGTATTTGTATAACACTGATTCGATCTGGCACCAGGCAACCTGAAAAAGATCTCCTATTGAAGAGTCATCATGTCCTGGGTATATCTGTGAGAGGTTGTGTGTCTTGATCGTCTGTCTGATAAGTTCTGCTGCCTGGTCCATTATCTTGTCGCGAAGGGCAACATCTACGCATGCTCCCTCCAGGTAGTCATATAGTAACAGTTCAACCATCTCATTGTCAAAATAGTGGTTCTTTGCTAGTTCTCCTTCTCGTCTTTCAAAGTCAATCACTGGTGGTGGTATAGGTGGATCAGATGGCGGCGTTGGAATGATTATCGGTGGTGGAACTGGTGGAGATTCATTCCCCGGAGACCCATCGTCTCGAAGTCCCTTACTCTTTTTGCTGTGTTGAGTCATCTCTGCTATCACCTGTGGTATCCCCGTATGAAGACACAACACCCCTTGTAATTATTTATGATGGAAGAGGCCGTCCTGACGCCTTCCAACACCATTTATTTATTTTGGAATTCGGAATTGACTACGGACAAAACCTGCGCCATCTAATTCTCTATCATTAACGATTACCTTAGTCGGGTAACCCATATCAATAGCGGCCTTTAAATTTTCCTTGGAATGCTTATATAGATATTTGTTATTAAAGAAGAAGAACGAGAACACCCGTGACCAGCCGCGCTCGTTCAAACGGACAGCACGCCCGATCTTCTGGTCAAATTCAGACCACTTAGCCCCACCACCAATGATAACGAGATTCTCACAACCACCTTTCAAATCAAGTCCACGTTTAAGAATTTTGCTCCCTATTAAACATTTCAACTCTCTACTCTCGAATTGACCAATAACTTTCCTACGCTTGGGTTTTGATGTAGACCCAAATATGAATTTAGAATCAGGAATCATAGACTCCAAAATGACACCCAGAGCCACTGATGTATCGACCAGGATTAGAGTACCATCATTCGGGAAAGCACGTGGAATATTAGCCACCAACACATGAAATTATGAGTTTTCCTCAATTTCCTCCTTAAGGGCTATGTCAAATGCGCGACTATCAGTCCTATCACCACCAACCCCAACACCAATAAAATAACATCGAACTGGTACTATACGCCCAGCACTCTGCACCTCGTTCCTATCAGCTTCACCGATGATATTCCCAAGATTCTCCTTAAGCTTAATATTGTTTACTTGTTTCTTCGAATCGAAGGGTGTCCCACTGAAACCATACCGCCTTCTACCATTAAAATAATATCTGAACATCATTCCATACTGGTCTGAAGTCGCCAAGTCACATTCATCAACCAACATCAGATCAGACTTTTTGACCATATCCTGAATTTTCCGACAATTAGTAATCCTAGTCTTATACGCTGCTAATTGACGCTCATATTCCATCTCAACATAATAATCTCTCAGAAGAAGGTAATATTTGCCCTGAATCTGGTACGCTCCGGATGGATTGGCATATAGAGCCTCAGCCAGAACTCGCGGGAAAACGGTTAAGAGACATTCATCCTGCAGATCAGCCCACTCATGGACCTTCTTCAGAAGCTTTTTCCTGTTTACACCAACCTTATCCTTCTTAGGAACTGTCGGCGTTGATAATGATTGTATACTGCCTACGATCACAATATTTCCATTCGGCATGTTCCCATAGCAGAACATCCCAATGTCGTTATTGTGCACCACATTCCGAAGCTGAAGACGTTGCACAATCTGCTCCAGAACCACGATCTGTTCAGTGATTATGACCGTGGGACAGCGAAACATCTTTACTATACCACACATGATTTCTGTTTTACCTGAACCAGTAGTTGCTGATATAATCCCAATCTCTTCGGAACAAATAGCTCTAAGTATACGAACTTGATATTCCTCAAGAGTTACACCATCTAGAAATGTTTCAGTTATCTGTTCTGGCTGCGGAGCTGGGTATTTTGGAGCTGGGCGTTCATCACTTATCTGTAGCGGTATTCCCTTGACATCGCAACATGTCTGAAGCTCATTGAGAAATGGAAGGGCTAGACGCTGCTTGACCGTGTTATACTTTCGGTGCCAGCCATCCCATAGTTCTGATTTGACAAAGAATGCATTCGGTTCTCTGACGCTGAACCAATCTATAATTGATTCTTCGCTACCTTGAGTGATCTGTTCAAGATAAATGTGATGATTATCGAATATCCTGGCTAACATGCACTTCACCGCCCTTATTTGGGTGGCTTCTTTTTCTGGTCGGGCTTTGTCTTTGTATCATTCTGCGTAACTGGCTGAAGAGGGCCAGGAAGCTTCGGAGGTACAGGAGAAGCTTTCTGCGAAGGAGCACCGGGCGAAGGTTGTGGTGTAGGCTTAGGTTGACCAGCCGGTATTTCCTTCATTGGTTTATTAAGCCTAATCACTGCCTCCAGCAGTGGTGCCGCGAACTTTCCCTTGATAGTAACTTCCTGCATTACAGACGCGGCGAACTTTGCCAAATTTTCATCTATCTCATAATATGGATCATGCTTGGTATTGTCCAAAGCTTTCCCGATGGCTACTATCTTGTCTGAATCCGATCCTCTGATTGGGGCTTCAGAAAGAAGTGCAATGATGTTCGAACGAATTGGATCTCTCAAATCGTAATACATGTGAATTCCTCCAAAGTTTAAATACGCTATTTACTGCCTGATATAGCAGCAGCTAAATCTGTGATTGCTTGCTCTACATCCTTCTCCTTCTCTCCCTCAGCCCTAGCTTGCTTCCTTTGAACTGAAGATGGCAACTCTTTCTCGAATCTTTTAGCCGCAGCGCTCCCTGGTTGTGTTAATGATATCAAAGATGCCATAGCTTGTTTCTCAGCACCCATTTTTTCTTTCTGGGGGGCACGTCCTACCTGCGCAGCTGGTGATATACCACCAGGACCCTTAGACATAATCTGTGCTTGTGGCACAGCATTTGGTTGTGTCACCTTAGCAGGAGCAGAAGTCGAACTTGCCTGTGTGATAGCCATTCTACCCTGAGCGCCCTGTACATTTTTCTTTGTTGGATTCTCAGGTGGCATTTTAACATCTTTCGGTACTTTCTTGGATGGGTCGAGCGGATTTAGGTCTGCCGCTGTAGACATTGGATTTGGGGCAGGAGTTCCTGTAGTTGTTGACGTGGTTGATGTTGCTACTGGCGTAACTGGTGCGGTTGCCTCACTAACAGGGACTCGTACAATGATCTCCACATCAGGATCAGAAACAAGCCTCAGATGATCATCAACAATAATCAACTGATCACGTAAAGTAGGGTACTTTTCCTCTAGATATGGAACCAACTTACGTAGGCCACGATTATTCAATATGATCTTACTCATTATGACACCTGTAACGCGAAACGAGGGCTAGTTCTGGTCTCGCCATTCGGAAGCCTTAATGTGACCTGATACTTATATGAACCACGCAACACACGCATTGTGTTAAAGAGATATTGCAGAACGAATGGGTTAGACCGGAATGTTCCTTGCCTAATCCCAATCTTCATAGGTTCATTACAGATCAAAATCTCACATTGATCAGTCATGATCGATATCGTCGCCTTAAGATTGGGGATGATAGGAGCAACCAAATTATAATTATAATCATACAATGGAAGCGGCATTATACCAACTTCTAGAGTTCTGACTTCTGGCTGCGTAAATTTATCATCCATCGCCTCAAAACCAAGACGGATGTTTTCCAGGCCAGAATCGGTATAATAACTATCTGGATATAACCAGAAACGCTGACACACATGCTGCATCAGCGTTTCATCATCAACACATTTGTGGTGATGGTGATGATGGTGGTGCCTATGATGCTCCTCTCCCTCCTCGTACTCTGGGCATATTTCTGGTTCAGGTGGCTCTGTACACGGAGGTTCTGTTCCATCTGACCCACAAGGTGGACAAGGTGGTTCAACCGGGAAAAAACTCCACACATCGAAAAAGATATCTGGTGTAGGTATCCCAACTGTCGGCACGTCCCATATCAGATGGAAGATACCTGGTTTAATGCGAATCGGCGGCTCAGTGCCCTCTGTGTGTGGACACGGGCATGGGTCTGGTGGTGGTTCACACTGTTCACGTGCAAGCGGAAATGGGTAATTTGGTTCGCATATTGATACTATCGGAAATTCTGCGATTATATTCTCTGGTTGAACTGCTGATCTATAAATAGTTACTTTTCGTATTGCCCATGGGTCAGTAGGAATCCCATCCTTGTAAAATGTAATATTCAGGTCAATCGGGCTTCCAAGACGACCGCTCACTCGTGGCAATGGATTCGCCGTTACTTCTTGGCACTCATCGTCATGATGATGACGCGACATTAGTAGCACTCCAAACCTAAGATATTTTTGAATTGTCATTTAATATTCGGATGATGCGGCTGGGATTGTTTCGACTCCTGCTGTCTCTTGTTCGTATCTTTAATTTCCTTATCAATACGCCTAATATTCCAAGCGCGTTCTTCGGCAGGCATGTTAGCCTGCTCCAGTAAGTCATATCCCCCATGATACTTCAGGAGGAATGACTGCTCCATCAAGTGTTCCCACTCACTCTCACACTCTTGAATTGTTTTTTGGACGAAAAAAGGAGTCCGTAATCGGCAACTCCATCTCAATATCCGTGCCACACTCAGGACAAGTCACATATATCTCAGTATCCAGCCCAGGTGCTTCATCTCTAATAACCCCGCGAATGGTAGCTGTATCGCGACCATGCATCCCTGTTACTAATTGTGCGATAGCATGTCTATCAGTCACACCATTCGCGTTAATAATAAGCAGATTCAGGTTCTCCTCAAGCGTCTGATCAATAATCGTCTGACGAGTCGGCCTCGGCGAATCATCCTGCTGCTGACTCTTGGGCCTGGCAGTCTGACCAACAGCTTTCTCGACAAATTTCCTCTTCTGACTCATGATCTGGGTATCGCGCCCACGCATAAACCGAACATCAACATAAAAATCACGCTTGGTAAACTCAGAGAGATACGGGAGTACTACCCTAACAGGCTCAGACATATGCTTCGGAGGCTTGACAGTCAATGCCGTCGCGTTCAGGTCATATGTGTGCGAACTATTCGCACCGCACGCCTCATTGGGACACTTCAACATAAACTCATAAAGATTGCCATGCGTGATACCACGCAGGACAAACAGAATGAACACTCTATCACCGACCAACAGATCCAGCGGATCGAAATTGCTCATATCAACGCACCGCTTGTATACCTCATCCAGCGCCTGACCACTTTGCGCTAATCGCGGTGTAGCCAGAATCTTATCTGTCATCAACCCCATTGGCCTTACTCTGACCTTACCACCGGGGATCTGATTGCCATAATATAACCCCTGGCTAGGGAGTACTATATCTTCCCAAGGAAGCAGCTCTTCCTGACTCTTACTCAACACAAAGCTTACGACTTCAGCCGCCGACGCACCAGCTGGTAGTTCACTTTGAGGTTTCAGAGATTGTACCTCATCTGGCTTCGAGGTTTTGGGCGGTACGTTCTGACCTGGTAACGGAACTTCTTTCTCAGACATAATCACTCCTCCTCAATACACTTATGTACTCTTATGCGCTCTACTCAAGATTGATATTAGGTGTACTTGATGGAACCGATGGGTTCTTAGCCGTATCTATGCCCTCGGCCCAATCATATGCCAAAGTCACAGTTACAATCTTTATCTCAGTATCCGTATAAGTGAGCTTTCCCTGTGATATATTAATTGGCCATGAATTCTTCAGAGTATATGAGTTAATGGTTGCCCCTGATCCATCCAACAGATCAAACTTAGATTCTTGCTTATACCCACCACTAGGTGAATGAGTTCCGATACCAGATGCTAATTGGAAGACTGCATTCTGCCATTCTTGAATTTCACCTAGGAAGTCACCAGTATCATAAAAGATTACCTGCGCATCGTCATATTTAACTGCCTTGGCGAACTTATACCATATCATTCCACCCAAAATCTCTTGACGCTCAATTCTCAATTCCGGTAAAGTTATGTCTCTTGCCACTAATCGATTTGCTTGCCCAATAGGACCCATGCGTTGGATGAGCCAGCGATGCTGACGTAATGTTTCTACGGTATTGGCTGGACCATCCCCAGCACCACCAATGACAAAACCTGGCATACGCGCCCCCGATTACATTCGGTACGCACGGTCGTATCTCATAGTTACCTCAACCAGCTGAATCTCTGTATCGGTATAATCCAGAGCACCCCAATTGATATCCTGGCACCAACAACCAAACATCTGCCAAGTCTCATTGGGCGTGCCATCACCCTTGAGCATCTGTAACTTGCCTTCCTTCTTGTACTGGCTGGGCAGCTTGACCGTCACGTTCTTGATGTCAACAATTCCATTGAGCCAGTTCCATAGCTCCTCGGCGACATCATCCGGCTGTTCACCATCGTACCAGACCAGCTTACAGGCTTCCCAGGAATGCTTACCAGCGAAGTAAGCCTTTTCCTGGTTGTGGTGCATCTCAGGCTCTTCAACCGTGGGATGCGGCCTGCTGGCTTCCTTCAGAAGCAGCAAGATAGGTGATTTGAATTCACCCGCAGCGGCTTGTCCCAATGTCTCAAACACCCAGCGGTGCTTTCTTCGAGTCTCGACCATGTGGTTTGGACCCGGACCGCCTGTACCACCAATTATGAATCCTGGCATTTGAGAATCTCCTTCAAGTCGTCAAGATATTTTTGCTTCCATTTCCCTATATTTAACCCTACTCCTCCACGAGATAATATAAAATTAGACACGGGGGGTTAACACATGGACATGAAAGAGTTCATGCGAAACCAGGCCCTCAAGCCATCAGCGAATGGATAGAAAAATACGCTGCAAAATATCGCGAAGAATATGAAAAATGCATCGAGACACTCATTGACCAAACCACAACTGCGGTGGAAAAACGACTATCTGACCCCAACTGTGAAAGAGAGAAGATTCGCCTCATGACCAAGATGATCATAGAAGAATTCACTAAGATATGGTTCCTGGAAATGGCAACCGGCAACAATCCTCATATAGGAGAAGTCTAAACACCCTTATTAAACTCCAACTTATAGTGCAAGACCATCCTGCAGAGATCAGTGATATTTGCATCGAACTTCTCTTTTCGATCCTTCAAATTAATATTCCGTGGTGACGGATGATAGATCGGATAGACATTAACACCAAATATATCAGACCTCACTATCTCCCCAAGATGATCAGACATCTGCAACTTTGGACAGAAAACATCAAAAGCAACATTACCAAGAGTAATAACCAACCTTGGCCTCAATATCGCAATCTCCAACTGCAAAATAGGACGACAAGCAGACATATGTTCAAAGCTTGGCTTCTCATTATCAACCGTAAAACACTTCACTGCATTACTAATGTAAAAATCCTCACGACTACAACCATTCCTTTGAAGAGCCTCATCAAAATTCCTACCAGCATCTCCCACAAACGGTACACCCTGCTTACATTCGTTCACCCCTGGATTCTGACCAACAACCATCCAACGACTTGGATTCATAGTGCTAAACACATGCGGATTATATAAACTATCAACTACGTTCTTACACAAAACACACATACTACAGTTCTTAACAAATAACCCTAGAGGACCAAGCATTTTCTCTAAACGCTCTTTCCGGTCCATTTCCAAGCTCCTCTTCTTTGAAGACTGAAGTGAATTAGGATTCCAATCGAACATGAACAACTTACGGTACTCAACATCATTAGCCAAGATAGCCAGAAGATCACCATGACACGCTTCTGGCCGACACCAGCAACCAAGACGCTTACCCTTCAACTCATCAAGAGAGTTAAGCAGATCTGGCTGTTCCATCAACCATAGCCGGTGCTTTTCTATTACCTCTGCACGCGTGCCATCTTTACCTATTGTGAATGGGTTACCCCATTTGGATGGTCTTCCTATGTAAACGTCATAAGGTGATTTCTTACAATGGACAACTAGCGACTCATAATTACCTTCTGACATAATTCTCAAATACAGCAACAGGAGGCCGAAGCCTCCCGTTGATCAGGTCCTTAAGTGCCCTTACGGGGTTGTCGTCACGAGCGTCACACCACCAGCTGCCAGGACTTCCTCTGCTGTGAAGCTGGCCTCTGTCCTGAGAATAACCAGGTTCAGCTGAATGAACTCGACAGCCCTGGTTGGCTTCAGGAAATAAGCCACGTGCAGCTCATTGCGATCAATCCGTTCCGGAGTGTTGTTCCGCTCATCACAGACCACCGAGAACCCAGTGAGACCACGCCGAGCCTGGATGTCAGCCAAGAACGGATTGCTGATCGAGACCACCTGCGCACGCGTGATGGCATCGTTCGGCTCGAAGATGAACTGCCGCAGGAACTGAGTGGCATTCTTCTTGATGAAGATCAAGAGCATTCGAACATTCACGCGGTCAAGAGCAGACTGCTTGCGCTGGAGAGTGCGCTGACCCCAGACCACGATCCCGTCCTGCGGGAAGTTCACAATCGGGTTAACCGCATTCCCGTAACCGTACATCAGATCACGCTCACCCTGGGTCAGGTCAACCTCAGTATCAATCGGGGTGAGCAGACGCCCGCGAGTCAGACCAGCGGGTGCGAACCACTGCTCAGTGTCACGAGCCGTGCGGGCGTAAACCGCCGAGACGTGACCACTAGGCGGGATGAAGATGTTATTGCCGCTGAACTGGTCGAAGATCTTCAGCCACGGATGGTAGAGGGCACCATAGCTGGAGTTGATGGCACGAGCCAAGTCACTGAATAGGATGCCATTGCTCCAGTCCACCACCTGTTGAGCGCGGAGACCAAACGGTGGGTCAATGAGCGACATGCAGTCGCCACGGGATTCGCACATCTGCAGCATGTTACCAATGACCGCACCAGAGCTAAAGCCTGGGCAGATCAGCAGCGTGATGTCGAACACTTCTGGATTCTGGAATGCGAAGATACCCGTCTCGGCCCCTGGATTACCAATGACCGCCCGATCCAGCTCAGTGGAATAGGCAGGATCAGATGGGATGCCATTGGCCTGACCAACGTAAACCTTCCTGTAGATCGGGCCAGGAACCCTGTTCTCGTAGTTGGTTGGATCATTCACTGGGTCGTTCGCCAGGAAGCTCGGTCTAGGAATCCAGTTGAGGTAAAGATCACCATTTGTCCCACCGTACTTGGAACCAGGGTTGATCACGTTGGCAATGTATCTGTCATTGGCAGTGTCGAAGCTGACGTTATCAATCGAGTCCAGCTTCTGGAAGTTGGAATCCTCAACCGTGATCGTGAACATGCCAGGGACCACTGCGCCACTGCTCGTATTCTGAATGTACGGCTCAATCGTCACATGCAGTCCATCAACCCATGTGCCAGGGCTTATCGCCACGAGCCAGCCAACGATGTTTTCGAAGTAAGCAGAGTCGACCAGACAAGCAGCACTCAGCGGGTCAATCTCGCAGGACAGAGGCTGAGAAGGAGTGATCGCGCCAGTGGCCGGGAGCATTACTCTCGGATCACTGAAGGTGCGGTAGGAGCGAGTGTACGGGTAGAGGATGTTAAGCTCTTCCGCAAAGCGCAGAGTCTTGAAATGTGACAGATCAGCCAAAAGCTGTGGCTGGCTGAACTCGTTCTCCGGTGTGGAAGTAACATCTGTCTCAATGAAGACCTCTTCGTAACCACCAGGAACAAGCATCGCGTACGAGCGGAAGTACCGAACACCATTCAAAATTCCGCCATTGTTGATCGCATTCGCCATGGACCCTGGAGTCTGGGTCCCAACTGGGAGGCTGAACTCCATATTCACGGTCTGCGTGCGGCCTACAATCTGCATACTGATGCGATTGTTCTCTGAGGAGATGTTGTACGGGCCTGAGTCTGTGGACTGGAGGAAGCTGCGTGGGATGTCGTACACGTAGAGCGACTGACCAACCTGGAGCGCGAAAGCTTCCGTGGTCACAAGCTGGATGTTCCAGCCAGCGACATCAGTTGTGAAGCAGGCTGTGCCATCATCCTTGGCGACCGCTTTGTATTTCTCACCACCACCCAACAGGGCGTTAAACGCAGCGACGAAAGCAGCTGGGGTGGTATAATCTGCTGTCGGCATTGTGTACTCAACCACCGACAGAGAACGATCCACATTAAAGGAGAACTTGCGATTGTCAGGTCGTGCTCTGAAGGAGAGTGTATCCTGAGCGCCAATGGGCACTGAACCAGTCACCACAACCTGGAAAACAATCCCCTCACCGATGTTAATCGGATCAGAAACACCAGGTGCACTCTCAACCAGCGTACCTGCACGTACCACCAGGCCATCCGAGTTGCGGATGACCTCATAACCAGCACCACCAACCAGACCACCGAGGCTTGGTGTTGGATCGCTCAGGATGAGGACCGTGAAGGCGTCATCAATCGCGCCAGTGTAGCTGGTTGGACTGCCAAAGATCAGCGTGGCACTGCATGGGCCTTCAGATGGGCTGATGAAGATGTCGTTGTAATCAACAGGACCATTAGGCACCAATGCAGGATGGAAGGACAGTGGATTGGTGGAGTCAATGACGCGGGTGCAGATCCTGCCGAAGTCAATCCCTGTGAACACTGGGATTCTGCCCCAACCATGACCGCGTGCACCAGAAAGGTCAATGCAGACATCAGCAAGAGGGGCTGCTTGTCCTTCTTCGCATTCAACTCCGACTCGTAGGATATAGGCCCTATTCCCTTCCTCAAAATACGCAAGTGCAGCGTATCCGAGGAAACTTTCTGGGAATGGATTCCCAAAATTGTCTATAAACTGCTGTGCATTGGAACAGAAGATAGGTTCCTGGACTGGCCCTTTGTTGGCGGTCCCAATGAAGGCAGGTGTGAGTGCTCCCGTTGCAGCGGGGAGAACACTCAAATCAATCTCCCTGGGGAAGACACCTGGCGAAAGAAAGATTGCCATTGTGTTGATCTCCTCATCACACTAGCATAACTACCCTAGTCAATTTATATTTGCTTTTTATCCAGAGAATTGGAGATCAGTTATGACCAATAGACGATTATTGCTGGGCAGCTTTTTCCGCAGCTTTTTCAGCCTTCTCGCTGTCATATAACACTTGAATTCTTCTCTGTTTTTCAAGGCGTTCAACCTGCTCTGGCCACAGACGGCTCTTCCTAAACATATGACTCTTTCCTACACCTAGCCGCACGTCTTGTGCACCGACATAAAAATCAACCCCTTTCGGAGGCTTCAGATGAATCGGTATGGTCTGCTTAGAAATATTGAGAATGCGGACTTCACCCTTGCCAGCTTTCGCAACATTCTCCGCCTGAATCTCGCGCATGGTTTTCGGACGCATAGCCATTCGAGTATCTCCTTAACGTGTATTTACTCTGATAACTTACGTACTTGCGCTGTGTTCAACACATCCTTACCCAACACAACATCTAGTATTTCACCCGTCACCAACGACTTAGTACCATCCTTCAAGGACATCACACGTCCAAGAATAGAAGGAACA